ATGGCTGACGTTATCCTCGCCGATGGCAAGCTGACGCCACATGCGAGCGTATCGCGGGTGACGTTGGATTGGGCTTGCGGCACGGACGAAAACGATTTCGAGCTGACCGTCGACGATCCGGATGCGCCGGGAATCGAACGTGGCTGGTATTTCTGGATTGATGGAAGTGATGTTGGAGGCCGAATAGTCGATCGTCGCGTGTCCGTCGTCGGAGGAACGTCTACGACAACCTGGATAGGTCAATCGTGGACTGGCATGTTGGCGGCGAAGATATTGCAGCCGGAGGTGAATCAAGATTACCTGACCGTCTCCGGCAAGCTGCCTGACATCCTCAAAAGCCTCTTGAAGCGCATCGGCTTGGATTCGGTGTTCACCGTCGATTCCTCCGATGCCTCCACTTTGTCGAATTGGATGTTCCAGAATCCACGTTATGTGGACGCCTACACAGGCTTCCGCAATCTGCTCGCATCCTGCGGCAGACGCCTCGACTTCCAAGCCAAGGATAATCACATCCTGCTTGGCATCACGCCGGTCGGCATCATCACCAATACGGTCGATTCCGACTTGGTGGATTTCAAGGCCGAGACCAACCGTCGCGCGGTGAATCATCTCATCGGCCTTGGCTCGCAGGAGCTCAAGAACCGTCTGGTGGTCAATTATTTCGCCGACGCGACCGGCGTGGTGAGTCAGACGCAGACGCTCGTTGGAGCCGATGAAGTATGCGCCACATACGACTATTCCAACGCGGATTTGGGCACGCTGCAATCCGAGACGAAGAAGCATCTGCAGGAATTGCAGACCGGAGGATCGGTCGAGGTGACGTTGTCCGATGAGGTCGGAGACGGTCTGCGCGTGGATGACAAGATCGTCGCGACGGATCAGGCTTCCGGCGTCAACGTCACCGCCGTGGTGACGAAGCGGATCGTGAAAATCGATTCCGGGATTTTGACTTCGACTTTCGAGGTCGGACTGCCGGTGCAGTCGGCGAATGCGAACTATTCCGGTTCTTCCTCTTCGTCTTCCGGTGGTTCGCCTGGTGGTGGCGTGTCTTTGACGGCTGGTCGTGGCCTGTCGATTTCAGGCGGCACGATAAACGCGGATGTCGATTCTGATGATTTGAATGCCGTCAGGCAGGTTGCCGAGGCGGCTGACAAGACGGCTTCCGATTACGCGGCGCAGATTGGAGCGGCGAACAAGACCGCCGAGGATGCGAAGACCGTTGCGGATGCGGCGAAGAGTGTGGCCGATGGTGCGAAGTCGGGCATGATGACCGACGGTGAACGGTCTAAGCTCGCTTCGGTCGAACGGGGCGCGAACGCCTACGCGCTGCCGAAGGCGTCCACGGACGTGTTGAGTGGCGTGAGGGTGGATGGTTCCACGATTGTGAGCGTGGACGGTGTGATAAGCGCCCATGTGAACGGTGGCTCCGGCAGTACGGGAAAGGTCGTGTTTCCAATCGGCTATGTCGTGATGAACACGACCGGTGTTGACCCTGCGGTGGATTTCGGTGGTACGTGGAGGCAGTTGCCTTCGCTTGGTTGTTCCATGTTTGAAAGGATTGGATAGTGAAGTCTGACGGTTACTCGAAGTACGTGTGCGACAAGTGCGGCAAGACCGCGTATGTCGCAGCTGGCGATACGGAGGCGCGTGAATGGTTCACCGTGCGCCGGTATTCCGCTGGCAAGGCGACCCGCATCGCGGATGATGTGACGCCTGACATCTACGAATTGTGCTCCCAGTGCAATGCGTCTTTCATGGCGTTCATGCAGAAGGACGACGCTTCTTTTGAAGCATGGTTGAAGGAGGCTGAACAGTGACCATCGAACTTGTTGACGGCAAAGCCGGAGTCGCGCACATCTCGAGCGAGGACAAGGCGATCATCCATCAGGCCAAGTTTTCGAAGTCCGACGTGGTGTTCGACTGGGGCGACGCGTTCAAGTGTTCGATGAGTTCGCCCAACAGGGCGACGATCGGCACCGGCTGCGCGTCGATTCAAGGCTTGGACTGGCATATCACGGCGGCGGAATCCGTGACGATCTCCAACGGGTCGCAGGGCGTGAAACGCAATGACATCATCTGCGCGCATTACCATCGAGATTCCAAGACCGGTAATGAGCTGGTGGAATTGACCGTGTTGAAGGGCACGCCGAACGCGACGACTGCCGCCGACCCGACCATTCCGTCAGGGAAGATACTGTCCGGCGCGGTTGACGCGTACATGCCGTTGTGGCGTATCCCATTGGACGGTATCACGGTCGGCACTCCGGTGCGCCTGTTCACGCCGAAGGGGGCTTTGTGGGATTCCGTAACCCTCTATAATGCCGATGGTTTCGTTGTCATCAAAGCCGGAATATTGATGCTCGTGAAGTTTAGCGGCGCGATAGGGGTCGGAAGCTGGGATGCGAAACAGTGCAAGTATGTTCTGCCGGAAGCGTATAGGCCGCCAATCGAGGTCAACAGCATGTGCTGCGTCACGAATGGCCAGACCGCGCGAATGCTTATCGTACAGGCCAACGGTATCATCCGGGTAGTCAACATGGGATCGACTGGTAGCAGCCAAGGTTGCGCCGGAACTGTCGTATACCCAATCTGCTAGCTTTCCGTAACCCAACCGTGGAAACCGCCGTATACGAACAACAGCCTCACGCTGTGTCGGGTCGGACGCACAGTCACGGTCAACGGCAACGTCAAGTTCACCGGCAGCGGAGTGCAGAACTACGCGATGGCGGTTGAGACCATCCCTGAAGCGTTCCGCCCACTCGCCGATCAGAGCATCATCGCGTTCCCGTCCTGCGGTTTCAGCCTGCTTGTCATGCGTGACGGGAAGGTGCAGATGCTTGGCGACCCGAAATCCGCCTACTCCACGGCGCACGGCTGCTGGATAACAGCACAGTAGCTTTCCGTAACCCAGACGTGCCAATTGCAATGGCAGTCCACCGTCTCGTTCGTTCCGGCGCCTTACGGCGCTTCGAACACCATCAAGGTCAGGGATGGTCTGATTTTCGTGGACCTGTCCTCGTTCCGAAGCTCCGTGAACGTCGGCAACTTCACTGTCTGGATGTTCAAATCGGGTGTGAAACCCTCCAAAGCGGTCAGTTTGGGGTGCATCGCGAACGTGTCAGGCATCGCGTACGGAAAACAGGCGACTTGGAACACGGATGGGTCGGTGGTCCTCATCGGCGGTGTAGGGCCAAACGATGTCATCCAATGCTTCTCGAAGATTATCCCCGTGCCAGATGGCGTGACATTCGCCTAGGCGAGCGGCACCGTGATGCATCCCTCGACCCATCCGCCCTTGCCGATCGTCATCTTCTCCGACGAGCGGAGGGCGATGGCGTTGCCCGCGGTCTGCACTTCGACGCCATGCAGCCCGACGCTGGAATTGGACACGGCGGCGCAATGCACCTCGAAAGCCGCCTCCAAGCCGGTTGGTAGCGTGAAAAGCTGGGATATCTCCCACTCCTTCGCAGCATTCCAGTCGGAGTTGAGGCGTGTGGCGTGGAATGCGACTATCAGCATCTTGCCGACCAGCGCGGTACGGTAATCCACATTCCAGTTAGTGTTCGTCTTGGTGAGGGTTACGGAAAGCTATTCAGCAGGTCAACACCAGTCGTTGCCATGCTCGCTGCATGTCCTTGAGGACGCTCAGATCAGGCTTCAAATAATACCTTGCGGTGGTCTGGATGTCGGAATGGCCGAGCTGTCGTGCGACCACGCTGATGTCGGTGCCCGCCTTGATTGCCAGCGTGCCGAACGTGTGACGCAGATTGCGTGGCGGGACAGAGGGTAGTTTCATTCGCTGGCACCATGACTTGTAACGGTTAGCGACTTGGTTCGCGTTCAGATTGCCGACCAGTCTGCCGGTCTTCGTGCCGTGCCGTAGTTCCGCCAACCGTTTGACGGCAAATCGCGGCAACGCCACGGTTCGACGGCTCAAATCGGTCTTCGGCTCGGTGACCGTCTCATGTCCTGCGACCCACTGCACGGAACGTTTGACTGTTACCGTGCCACGCCGCAGGTCAAGGTCAGACCATTCGATGCCGACCGACTCGCAACGGCGCAAACCGGCGCATACCGACACCAACAGCCATGCTTCGAGCGGATGCCCGTAGAAGCCTTTCAACAGCTTGCGCACCTCCTGCGCCGACAACACTCGCGGCTCATAGTGACGTAGGCGGGGGAGTCTGATTTCCCTTCTGGTCACATCATTGTCCGTCATGCCGCGCCGGAACGCGAGCCTGAGAATCGCACGGAACACGGCCCATGCTTTTCGCGCCGCTCCCGGCTTGTCGAAGGAGTCCAACCATGATTCGATGTCCGCCACCGTGATCGAGTCCAGGTCTTTTCCGCTCCATTGTGGGAGGATATGACGGTTCAGGGCGCTTTCATATCCCACTAGAGTGCATTCGCGGAGTTTCGCGCATGAGGGTTTCCAAACAGTGGATGCGAATGTGCCGAAAAGCATTGGTTCCTTCCCGATTATTGTTGAATAATCCCACACATTGTCGTGTTGCCGTTGGCCTGACATGCGTGTGGGTTTCTTATTGTTTCACATCCATGATTCTCCGTTCATGTTTTTAAACCCGTCGATTTCGACGGGTTTTGTTTTTAACGCTTCTTTTAAGGAGGATGTTTTGACTCAGATCAAATTCGATTTCGGCCATCCGAGTGCGGATGGCATCGCCGACTTGGCCGGTGAGACGGTTCACGTGATTCCGACGAGCCGTTTCAACAGCGGTAAGCGCATCGTGGTGCGTGACTCGTTCGAGGTGAGACTGGACGAGTATGGCACCGCGACCGTCACCGTTCCGCCGACCGATAACACGTTCGCCTACGAGGTGACCATCGGCGATAGCGCCGATTCATGGCGGTTCATTCGCGTCGTGCAGGTGCCGGATTCGACTTCGGTGTTGAATTTCTCCGATCTGGTTGAAGTTGATTCTACCACGCTCACGCCGGTGGGTACCGGCAATCCGTTGGCTGACATCGACCAGTCCGACATCGACTGGGCGTTGGCCGCCATCCGCAACTGAGAAAGGACAGAAAATGGCAAATCCGGACAAGTTCATCCGCCTGCGCGATTTCGCGAAGATCATGCGCGCCCTGCGCGAGATCGACGTGGACGGCACGACCTTCCATTACGACGAATCGAAGCACGAATACGCGAATGTCAAGGAGTTCTACAGTCAACACCGCTCCGGCCGAATCTACGGCGTGCAGTTCCCTCGCTACTCCTTCTCCCATGTGCCCACAGGCGCGAAGACCCACGACAACGCAAACCTGTCCGTGACGGTATCCACCGCCGCGAACGCCGGACGCGACGACTACGCCTACCTCAACGCCTTCCAATGGCGCGATGTGAACGCCACCGTGGACGACTCCGGCGTGCCGCACATCACCGCCATCGAAGGGGACAGCCGATTCCGCCGCGACGGATCCAACGGAGACGTGTTCGTCATGGTCGCGCCCGGATATTTCCGCATCGACGGAGACGACAACCACATCGAACTGCTTTACAGCGACGAGCAGTACGACGGCTTCGAACCGATGCCGGGACTGCTCCTGCCGGACGGCACCGAACGCCCATGCCTGCTGTTCGCGAAATACGCGGCATCCCTGTCCGGCGGCATACCGCGCTCCTGGAGCAGCCAGAAGATCGACCCCGGCTTCGGCTGCCAGAACGACCAGATCGACCTCGCCCTGAAAAAGGGCAAGGGGTACGCCGGCCAATGCCAGCCGGACGTCTTCTACTTCCAGCTGATGCTCATGCTGAAATTCGCCACCAAGGACATGGAGGCGGCGCTCGGCGGCTGCTTCGAAAACTACACGGCTCAGGGGCCGGTCACCAAGGCCGAGACCAATGCCAAACGCGTCATCATCGCCAAGGACACCGCCGACAACATCCTCGTCGGATCCACCATCAACATCGGCACCGACAAGGAACGCAACAACAGCGGCAACCACTCCATGGCCGAGGCCCGCACCGTCCTGTCCAAGACCACCATCGACGCGACGAACGTGGCCCTCAACATCGACGGCGCCGCCATCACCACCACGACCACCGCGTTCGTCAGCACCATGCCGTGGAAGACCGGCGCCACCGACTCCATCCGCGGCAGGGGAGACGGACGCCCGCAGGCCGACCACGCCGGATGGCAGCCGGTGCGTCTGCAGGGCATCGAACGCGGCAACGGCATCTACGAGGTCGACGCGGACGCCATCGTCAACGCCTACAAGGACGCCGACGGCATCGGCCACACCGCCCTCTACCTCGTGCACGACATCACCAAGGCATCCAAGACCAGCACCGACAACTACACTCTCGTAGGCGAGTTTCCGACCCGCGACAAGACCAACGACTCGAGCTCGCGCTTCGCCGAGGACTTCAACGTCGTCGACGGGCGCGTGTTCCTGCCGACCGGCATCGGCGCCACCTCCAGCACCGGCCTCACCGACGCCGTCTATGCCAATCCGGTCCAGGCACAGGGGCTCCGACAGGTGCGCCGGTTCGGCTTTCTCAGTGATGGCTCGGGCTGCGGCGCGTTCCGCGCGTACCTGGGCTGGGACCTGGCGGCCCGCGGGTGGGGCATCTGCGGCCGCCTATCCGCGCTCGGCCGCTCGAAGGCATGAGCCAAGAGCGGTGAGGGGTGAGCGCAGCGAGGGGGCGCAAGCCCCCCTCATCGTCCCGCTGAAAAACATGTGGGACTCGGAGTGGCGCGCCTACCGTCCTTCGCGTCGTGCACCGGTTCGGCAATCTCAGTGATGGCTCGAACTGCGGCGCGTTCCACGCGAACCTGAACAGGGACCTGACGAACCGCAGGTGGAACATCGGCGGCCGCATACCTGGACAATCCTGTCGAAAACATCAGAACACTCCGATTACCGTCGGCCACGATCTAAGCCAGACGGCATGCCACGGCCAGATCCGAAAATGCAACACGAGCACGCGGCCGGTAGATGAACCCATCCAGCCACATCGACAGCCGCGCAAAGTCCAGATAGGAACAGCTCAATTGAAAACCTACTGCCGTCACACGCATTGCGGCACACCGGCCTTCGTCAGGAAGGCCATAGACCATTACCTGCAAGGCAAAACATCAAGACGCGACGTCACGAGATTCCTGGAACACCACCCGGACCTCGACGACCTCGCCATCAGACTCGCCGGCCAGATCAGGACCGGCGGATTCGACCATCCACGTATCCGATACTTCAACCGTGTCGAACCGATTTCCGGCAAGCATCGCGTCATCGGCCGTGAGGCCGTCGAACAGCAGATCCTCGACCACGTCGCGGTCATCGCCCTCATGCCCTTGTTCGACGCGAAGATAGGACGATGGCAGACCGCGAGCATCCCGGACCGCGGCACCAACGACGCACGACGTGTCATCCGCAAATGGATCCGCGAACCATCGAGCAAAGTCTTCGTCAAACTCGATGTGCGCAAATGCTATCCATCGATTGATCGGCCGACGCTCAAGGCGATGCTCTCGCACGACGTCGGCGACATGACGCTCCTGCGCCTCGTCTTCCACCTCATCGACTCCTACGCCGGCGATAACGGCCTGAACATCGGCAGCTACCTCAGCCAATACCTGGCGAATTATTACCTGTCGTCCATCTGGCACTTCTGCGAGCACGGACTCACCAAAACCAGACGGCACAGGGACGGCACCACCACGAAGCGAAGGCTCGTCACCCACGTCCTCTTCTACATGGACGACATCCTGCTGCTCGGACGCTCGAAACGCGACCTGTCGATCGCGGCAAGACGCATCACCACCTTCGCGCACGACCGGCTCAAACTCGACATGCACCCCGAATGGAACGTCAAGCACGTCGGCATCGAACCAATCGACATGGTCGGCTACACGTTCCGGCCCGGCCGGACGAACATCAGACCCGGCATATTCCTGCGAGCCGGACGGACCTTCGCCAGATTCCGCCGACACCCAAGGAACCTGACACTGGCGCGCAGATGCGCCAGCTACTACGGATACTTCATCCACTCCGACTCGACGCTCGTGCGCCGCCGCCGGCAGGTGGACGAGACAATGCGCATGGCCAAGCGGACGCTGGCCCGCGCCAACCAACAACCAAGGAAGGAAAAAAGATGAGCAAACTCGTCACCAGCGCCACACCGCTGGAAAAGGTCGAATACTTCAGGCGGGGCGACGGCCTCGCCGACATCTGGCTCCGCGAGGACATCAAGCAGGTCCAGCATCTCGGCACCGATGGCACCGAGACCACCGAATACACGGCGCAGGAAACCTACCTGTGCCGCGACCTGACCGAACAGGAGGCGGTCGAGCAATTCGACAGCCTCATCCAATCGGCCGAGATCGAATCGATGGACGACAAGGAGCGCATCGCACAGCTCGAGCAGCAGGCCGTCGACAACGCCACCGCCATCGCGGCCCTCTACGAGGCGCAACTCACCACAGCGTCCGCCAACGATGCCGGAGCAAAGGAGCAAGCATGAACACCCTGCAGCAAGCCATGATCGCCATCTACGCCAACCTCGTCCGCTCCGGAGCCCGCACCATCGACTCCATCCCCAAAAACCTGCGCGACGAAGTCCAGAAGCGCCTCGACCCATGGAGCTCGGATGACGCCGCTTAACCTCTTTTCAAGCACGGAATTCTGGACGTCTCTCATCGTCGCCCTGATCGGCGGTGGAGGAGTGGGTGCCATCATCGGCGCCATCTCCAGCAGACGCAAGGACACCGCGGACATCGCCGCGAAGGCTTGCGACATCCTCACCGATTCCGTCATCAAGCCTTTGAGGGAACAGGTCGAGTCGCAGGAGGAGCAGATCCAGCACCTGGAGGATCAGCAGCGAAAATACTTCGCGCTCGCCGCATACACGAGGCAGCTGTTCCATTGGTTGCAACAGTTCTGCGAGATCGTCGAGCCCGATTTCCTCAAGCGGCATCCGAAACCGCACCTGCCGGACGAGCTGCGCGCCGACGTGGCGCCGGAGACCGTGGAGGACGCATGACCTTCGTCATCGCCTGGATCGGTCTCGCCACGCTCGTCCTGTTTTTCAATCGTGGCGCCCACATGTGACGCCATCAACCATGAAACCACGCGTGAAAACGTGGGGTTTCCCGTTTTCAGAGAAAGGAAATGAATGCGCAAGTACAAGCCTCCGTGGCTCAAACGAATCCGGCTGGCGGTGACCGGCGTGGTCATGGCCATCACCATGGCCGTGGCGCCCGCCGCGATGGCCGACCTGAACGGATACGACGTATCCGGCTACCAGGCCCCGGACATCACGCAGGTCGCTCCGGCCGACTTCGCGATCGTCAAGGTCAACCAGGGCTGGTACATCAACTCCAGCTGGGGCCAGCAAGCATCCGGCGCCGTCAACACCGGCAAGGAGCTAGGCCTGTACGATTACGCGTCCGGAATGGACGCCACGACCGAAGCCGACAACTTCGTCAACCACATCACCGGATATGTCGGCAAGGCCATGCTCGTCCTCGACTGGGAGCCATACCAGAACGCCGCGTGGGGCAACAGCAACTGGGTGCGGACGTGGGTATACCGCGTCCACGCCAGGACGGGAGTGTGGCCCGTCGTCTACTGCTCCAAGGGCTTCGTCGGCCAGATACCGGCGGACGTCCGAGCCAAGTGCATGCTGTGGGCGGCGCAGTACGCCAACAACTACGCGACCGGCTACCAGGACTCCCCATGGCTCGCCGGATCGCAGGGCGAAGGCATGCTCCAGTACACGAGCACTGGCTACCTCAACGGACATGGACCGCTCGACCTCGACAAATTCTTCGGAGACAGGACGGCATGGCGCAAGATCGCCTGCGGCGAACGCGCCGGCTGCTCCACCACCGGAGGATCCACCGGCACGCCGAACGTCCACGTGGAGAAGCGGACGACCAACACCACCGACCTGAACGCCATGGCCACCGCCGTCATCCGCGGCGATTACGGCAACGGCGCCGATCGGCAGTCCCGTCTCGGCGACAACTACCAGGCGGTGATGAACATCGTCAACAGCCGCCTGTCCGGTTCGACGTACTCCGGCCCGACCACCGTGACCCGCACGACGACCCGCACCTACGTGGTCCGCTCCGGCGACACCGTGTCGGCCATCGCCGAGCGCACCGGCCTCAAGCCGGCCTCCGCATGGCGCGTGCCGTCCGGCAACATCAACCGGATCTACGTCGGCCAGACGATCACCTACTACGGCTCGTCCACCGTCTCCACGCCGTCCACGACCTACTCGTCCACGCACGTGGTCAGCGCAGGCGAGAGCCTGTGGAAGATCTACGGATCCGGCTGGTACGCCGCGGCCCAGCGCAACGGCCTCCGTCCGCCGTACACCATCTATCCAGGCCAGCGGCTCCGCTGACCGGACTCCAGCTCCACGATTAAGCGTTGTGGAGCCGGTTCCTGCAACACATAAAGGAGGTGTGGAATGGACAAGGACACCAAGACTGAGCTCGACTATCTGCTGCCCGACAAGGCATACGAGATCCTCAAGTGGGTCGCGCTGATCGCCCTGCCGGCCGTCGCATGGCTGGTCGGCGCGGTCGGCCCGCAGTGGGGACTGCCTCACTGCGGCGAGATCGTCACGACCATCAACGCCGTCGGCGTTTTCGTCGGCGCTCTGATCGGCGTGAGCCAGCTCACGGCCACCAAGCCGGACGATGATTCCGACAAAGATTAAGCGTTGCCACAAAATCAGCGACAACACTTAACAGAACTTCGTATCGGACTTAACAGCTGTTAAGCTGCCGCTAAGTCCATACGAAGTTGCCCCTCTCTCAGCCAAGGCTGGGGGAGGGGCTTTTCTTGTTATTCGGTCTTGTTCTTGCGTGGGCGTCCTCCGCCGACGCCGCGACCGGGACGACTGGCGTTCCATCGGTCGATGGTGTCGGGGAGCCATCCGCGAGTGCGGCCGATCGTGGCGTCCGGCTCGGGGAGCTTGTAGGCGCTGACTGCGGCCGTGCTGATGCCGAGCCGTTTGGCCACGTCGGTGACGCCCAGGTATTCGGTGGTCATTCGCCGTCCTCCCATTTCGTGGAGGCGAGGGCGAGGATTCCGGCGAAGCATCCGAGCGTGCCTGCCGGGAGGGCCTTGCCGCCGACGCCGAGCAGCAGGCTCACGATTCCTGCCGCGAACGCGATTTTGATTAGTTTGTCCTTCATTGTGCGCATGGGTTAATCTGGTGGGGCCGAGTCCCGGATAGGTAGAGAATCCGGGACTCGGTTTTCAGCGCCGTCCGTGTCGGCTTGGCCGGTGGATGAATATCAGGATGACGGTTGATATTCCGACCAGCGCGGAGCCGATGTCGCCGAGTATCGCGGCGATGTCCTTGACGGTCTGCCAGATGTTTTCCATGTTCACCTCCTTTCCTTGACATAAACTATATTAGCACAGTAAATAAAGTAATGCAAGTCGAAACACAAGAAAAACACCATGGAAGGCGGAGTCAGGCAATGCAAGGCTCCGCCTCTCTTTATCCATCCACCGCCAACCGAAGAGGTGGTGACCGCCGCAGTGGAAAAATGATGAATCCAACGACACTCTGGGAGTGGTATCTCGAGTGGTGCGACAATCCATCACCATTGAGAAACGGCTTCATTCCAACGATTAGATAGAGTTATCACGAAA